TATGGAGTTATTAGTTCAGGAAATATGTTACCAACAATTAAATATAAAAAAGAATAGAGAACGTGGTAACAACGTTAGCAAAGAACTAAAAGATTTACAGGATTTAATGAATTCTGCTGCTTTGAAGCCAATACAAGAAAGTGCTGCTATGGCTGCTGATGTGAATACTTTAGGTACTTGGATTAAGAAGTTTGAAAATGAAAAACCTATACCAGAACCAGACCCAGAATTTAAAGATGTCGATAGTATTAAAAAATATATTAGAGTTTGGTTTTTAGGTCATTTTTGTCGTATGTTAGGTATCAATAATGAATATGCAAAAGAATATGACGAAGAAATGAGAAAATATTCTGTTGAAATAACAGATGAAGATTTAAAACAAAATGATAATATAAATTTTGATAAAGAATTAGATGAAGAAAATATAACTGAAGAAAGTGGTGGTCAGGATGGGTTGGTACAGTAATTATGAACATCCTGATAAAAAGAATAGCATAAAAGACAATGTATTTGAACAGAGACGAAGTTTTAATAAACAAACAGATGCTATGATGAAGCAAGAAAAATTTATGAACGGTCTTGCTGTATGGATTGGGTATTGGAGGGAAAATCCGCATAGGTTCGTTTCCGAATATTTACAAATTACTCCATTTTCGTTATTTCAAAAAATATTAATATATTTAATGTTTCATGTAGATTATTTTCTTTGGTGGGCATCGAGGGGAATTGGTAAGTCGCATCTTGTTGCCCTTTATTGTATAGTAAGATGTATTTTATACCCTGGTACAAAAATATGTATAGCAGCAGGTACAAAATCACAAAGTTTAAACGTAATAAGTGAGAAAATAAAAGGATTTTACGACAATTGTCCTAATTTACAAAGGGAAATATGTGAATTAAAGACAGCGATAAACGACCCTATTGTTAGGTTTCATAATGGTAGTTGGATAAAGGTCGTTGCAGCTAATGACAATGCGAGAAGTGCTAGGGCTAATGTTTTAGTTGTTGATGAATTTAGAATGGTTGACATAGAAGTAATAAAGAAGGTTTTAAGGAAGTTCTTGACTTCTCGTAGACAGCCAGGCTATTTAAAACATAAAGAATATGAGGGAATACAAGAGCCTAATACTGAAATATATTTGTCTTCGTGTTGGTTGAAAAGCCATTGGAGTTGGGATAGGTTTTTGGCATTTAAAGACGCTATGCTTGCAGGTAGAAGATATTTTACCTGTGGTTTTCCTTATCAATTAGGGGTAAAGCATGGAATAATTGACAGACAAAGAATAATAGACGAAATGAGCGAAAGCGACTTCGATCCGCTTTCTTTCCAAGTTGAGATGGAGACAATACCTTTTGGTGAGTCTGAAAAAGCATATTTTAAATTTGATGATTTAAATAAATGTAGAAATATAACTAAACCATTAATACCATTATCCAATTCAGATTATATACAATTTAAAGGTGATTTAAAAAAGAATAAATTTTATAAACCTAAACATAAAAATGAGTTTAGATTATTGGCAGTTGATAGTGCATTAATGGGAGGACGAGACAACGACCAAACTGTATTTACATTTATTCGTTGTATTCCAAACAATGATGAATATATAAAATCAGTTGAATATATAGAAACAATGGAAGGTCAACACACTACCGTCCAAGCACTGCGTCTCAAGCAATTATTCTATGATTTAGAATGTGATATAGTTGCAATGGATACTAATGGTAATGCTATAGGCATTTATGATGAATGTACCAAAGTTACGTTCGATAATGCACGTGGTATAGAATATCCTGCATTTACAGCATTTAATGATGAAAAAATGCAAGATAGAGCATACGATAAAGATGCCTTACCAGTAATATATTCTATAAAGGTTACTGGTGCTAATGCCACGCAAACAAACCATGAAATGGCTGTATATACTAAAACTCAATTTGAGAAACGTAAAATAAAATTGTTGGTTAATGAAATTGAAGGTCGTGAATATATTCTTGACAATCAACAATCTTTAAAATTAGATGATACTGATATTGCAAGATTAAATGCCTGCTACTTCCAAACAACAAGACTAATTACTGAAATGATTAATCTTGAAATGGAGATACGTAGTGGTTTTATTAAATTAACTGAGCCAGCAGGACATAGAAAAGACAGATATAGTAGTTTAGCTTATGGTTTGTATTATATAAAACAAAAAGAATTGGAATTAAGAGTAAAAGAAGATAAAAGTAATACTCTTGATATACTTCTTAAATATAGTTATATTTGATTTTTAATTAGAAAGGTGGTGAAAAAGTGCCACGTCAAAAAATACAAGAAGATTCTAATTTTGCATTAGAATTTGCAAGAAGTCTTACACAGTTAAATGCTTATTTATTTAATCCTTTGCTTGCAAATAGTTATCTTAAAGATATAAACATGCGTCCTGCTGAACAAGACAGAGAACGTATAAAAAAACTTATTGCTAATCCGAGAGATAATGAGCAAGCATTAAGAAGATTATCACAATATTTATATAATACACAGACTACATACAAACGAATGATACATTATTTATCAGACATACTTACGTTTGACTGGTATCCTATTCCTATTAATGCTACTGAAGAAGATATGAAAAAATCAACTTTTAAAAAAGACTATGATAATATGTGTAATTGGTTTGATAGGTTTAATGTAAAAAAAGAATTCACAAAAGCATTACTAAAAATGTGTTTAGAGGACGGATATTTTGTATATTTACGTGAAAGCGACAATGCTTTGTTTTTACAGGAAATGCCTATTGATTGGTGTATAATAGATTCTTATGGTGAGTACGGATATATGTATTCGTTTAACCTAATGTATTTTCAACAAATGGGTGTTGATATAAACGGCTTTGCACCTGAATTTAAAAAGTATTACAAAAATGCTTTGGATATGCAGAAAAACAAGACATACTATCCTAATATAAGACCTGAAATGAGAAACGGACAATGGATGTATTGGCAACAGATAAATCCTGAAAATGGATGGGTGTTTAAATTCCATACTCATTTTGCTGGATTAGTTCCACCTTTAATGGGTGTATTTTTAGATTTTGCAGACATACCATATTTGAAGGATTTGCAAAAAATAAAAGCAGATTTGGAAGTTTATAAGATAATACTTGGTGCAGTACCGAGAAATAAAGAAAATAAAACAGGTTCAAAAGCAGATGATTTTGCAGTTGACCCTAATACATTGGCTGAATTTATAAAAATTGCTAAAAACAATTTACCATCAAGTGTTGATATTAAAGCATTACCTTTGGAAAATCCAGAAATATTTTCTTTTGATAATGCAACGGAAGTTAAAAGTGACGTAGTATTAAAGGCATTGAATAACATCTTCTCTCAGACAGGTATAGATAAAAATTTATTTAATACAGACAGAGCAAATGTTGCATCAATGAATATATCTAAACTTATTGATTCAGTATTTATTGAAAGATTATATAAGCAGTTTGAAGATTTTTGTACTTATCATGTAAATAGATT